TGCTCTTTACTTCTTTATCTACCTCTTCTAAAACACCTGCTAAGTGTTCCACTAACATGAAGAGCTCCGCCTCCCCAGAAGACTGACCAAGTTCTCCACGCGGGTATTTGATCCTAAATTCTGTGTTGTGTTCTAAATCTTTTTGCATCAACTCTATTTTTGTTGAGTGTGCGTTTAATGTTTCATGTAAACCAAAATAAGCCCAGGTGCCAATTGCAACGAGCGCAATCAGAGAGGCAACCGTTTTCATAGGCATTTGCACGGCTGCCTGCTCTGAAATTTTTAATGGTTTACTCATTTTTTATTTTGCCAATCAAAAAGCCAGGTTACATACCACTTCCAAATGGCTTTTATCTTTTCTTTAATTTTTTTAATCATTTTTCTTTTCCTCAATCTCGTAGAAGAAATTGTCAGTGTCCTCTGTTCTCCACTTCCTAGTGTCTTCTACATTCCACTCTGAAGTTTGCACCTTCCAATCTGGAATTTCATCTTTAACTGTAAAAGACGGTATGTCCCATATTAGTCTGTTGTTAGGTTGAGCTGCATAATTACCGTTTTCTAAGGCAAGTATGTGTGCGCACTTGTGTTCGTGCGGAATTTCTGAATGATCAGTGTCTACTATATTACTCTCTGGGTGAGCAAAATCAACTGTAAAAAGGTACGCGCCATAGTACCATTTTTTATCTTTACCTATATATTTACCGGATTGTCCGTCTAGAATATCATAACTAGTAACAGCAGGATAATAACTAAAGCAATTCCAAAGTTCAAGTTCATCAAGTCTCTGATGTGGAACAGCTTCCGATTCATAACCACGTTGAATAAAAGCCGAAATTGGCAAACGATAAAAGATTGCACCGTTTTCCATAATGGCATGAAACAAGATCGGACGACCTGTAATAGCGGTAATACCGAAGATAATACAATCTTCAACTTCTCCATGATGTTTTTTAAGATCATATAAATATTCCCTTCTTATCTGTGCATAAGTCACAGGTATGTTTGCGTTTAAATAAGCCATAGTTTAACCTCACTTTATTGTACCCCAGTTTGGACCAGATTCATAGTCTACTTTGTTAGGCACTTTTAATTTTATAGCGTTCTCCATAATGTTTTTTATCTTTACAGCTTGATCGTCATCTTTTATTGAAAAACAAAGTTCATCATGAATTTGTATATGAGGCACTATACCTTGTTCGTAAAGATCTACCATGGCCTTCTTTGTCATATCTGCTGCTGATCCTTGTATTAATCTGTTTAAAGCTTTGTAAGTAAACGCTGGTCTATAATGTTTTTCAAAGTATTTACAATTCGGATCACTCTCATACATATTTTTTGCTTTCTCTGCATGATATCTGTTTTCAGCTTCTTCTCTTTTTAGTATTGGCACAGCTATTTTTACTATTTGTTTTTTACCATCTATTTCTTGATAATCACTTATTTCAAACATGCCTTTCTCAGCGTTCCATTCTTTGTTTATAGGTTCCCACTTATCAAACCTACAGAACCTGTCTTCTAAAGTGTATATGTTTTTATTTTTTTCTGCAAAATCCTGTAGTCCTTGTGATAACTTTCTTACAAAAGGAACCTGACTATGGTATTTTTCAAATAATTCTTTTGCTTCGTCGTCTTCTAATTCTAAAGATCTAGCTAATTTATTTTTTCCCATACCATAAAACAAACCTAGGTTGATTGTTTTTGCCTGTTTCCTGGTAATTTTAGCCATTCTCGCTACTATTTCATGAAAATCTGTGTCTGGGTTCTCAATATATTCTTCTGCCATCTCCTCGGCTCCGTGAAAGCCATTCTTTAATGCATAGTGCACAACCAGTCTAGGCTCTTGCTGTGAGTAATCAAATGATCCCCACTTGTATCCTTCTTCTGGTAAAAATAATTCTCTTATCTTACTACCTAATTCACTTCTTGCTGGAATCTGTTGTAGATTAGGATTACGCATAGAAAATCTACCAGTAACCGTGCCACCCTGGTCTGATCTTATTTGATTTATATCTGCGTGTATTCTACCTTTGTGTATAAATTTTAAAATACCGCTTACAAAAGTGTTGAATAGTTTATCTAATTGTCTAGCTTCTGCAATCATTTTTAAATATTTATTAGGGTGTGATTCTAAGTATAATTTTGTTATACTAGCTCGCCCTGTTTTAGGTGTGGTTTTGTAGTCTGTAATTTTTTGATGATCTAACAATGGTTGAATAGAGTCTGCAGCCCAAATATCTACATCAATGCCTGTTTCTTTCTTTATTGTTTTTAATATTGCAGCCTGTTCTTTTTTAAGAGTATCACCAAATACTTTAGCTTTCTCTTCATCAACACGGACTCCTAAAAATCTCATATCAACTAGACATGGAAACAGTCTAGTCTCTATGTCAAATATATTTTCTAAAGTTTTTTTTCTTTTTGATTCTGTGTCTACAGAGGTTTTAATAATTTTTTCAAACTTGTTCCATAATTTTAATGTAAGTAATACGTCCTGCTCTGCGTAATCAACTACTAAATCATAAGGTAGCTTATGCATGTTAGTCATTGGATCGTCTATGCCGTGCAGTTCTTTTGATTTTTCTACAAGATCATATTTATATTTTGAATCATTTAAATAATCTTTTGCTAAAGAATCTAAACTATATTTCTGTCTATTCTCATCTATTATAGATGCAGCAATCATAGTATCATAAATAGGTCCTTTTAACATAACACCAGTTTCTGCTCTTATCCAACAGACGTCATACATTGCATTATGAAATACTTTTGTTACTTTTTCGTTTTGAAAAATCTTTTTGTTTAAAACTTTCCACGTTCTGTTTTTACCTAGGTTTTGTGCTGAGTATAAATGTGCTATTGGAAAGTAATACCTTTCATCTCTGTACGCTACAGCTATGCCACACACTTTGCCTTTACCTACGATGGCCCCTGATCCGTGAGTCTTGAGCTCTGGATCGTGTGTCTCTAAGTCGACAGCAACAACGTCACCATCTTTTATGTCCAGCACGTCTAATTCTGGTATCACTTATAATCCCTTTCGATAATCATTTCTATAAAATGTATAGCTTTCAAAAGATCTTCCTTACCATTTTTATCTTGATGTCTTATTATATATTTTATAGCACAACCTTCAGGATATAGCAATTTATTCTCTACTACAAACTTACTCGGCTGTATGACATACTTTTGATAATGTGATCCTCCGTGTTGCTTTTCCCATACGTCACTCATTGTCTGTCCTCCTTTCCTGCAAATGTTAATTTAGTGCTACTCTTTAGTAACCATAAAGTTTTTCTAGCTCTTGAACACGCTACAAACTTCATTCTCTTTTTTGAAAAAATATTTTCTGGTTTTGTTAATTTAAAATCAAGAACTACATTATCAAACTCTTTACCTTTGATGGTATGTATGTTTTCTAAAAACACTCTTTTGTCTTCTAAGTCTCTGTTGTTTTTTACTATCTCTCTTATGTAATTTTTCATGTAAATTGTTTCAACCTTACTAATTAGTTGAAAGTCATTAACATCTTTTATACCAGGGACGACAAACCCTTTGTCGACTAACCAGTTAATATCATAACTACCGCTATCTACAGATTCTAGTTCTTCAATTGTTTTTAATTGATACTGTTGATGCATACCTTTAAACATAGATTTAATTTTAGTTAATGATTTCATTTCACCGTTTGAGAAAGCTAAGAACTCCCTTTGATTTTTTACATCGTTGGTTGGATATTTAAATTTAAATTTACTTTTTTCTTTGTTAGATATTTTAACTGGTATGCCTGTTTGCATAATATAATTTATCATGTCTCTTGGCTCCCCTCCTCTGTATGTAAATATAAAATTTTCTTTTGTGTTTAATATACGATTTTGTAATTCAGACGCAAAAGGGTCTTGCGTCAAACTAGATAAATTAAATATTTCTCCTTCTATAATTTTACCTTTCTCTTCTCTTGGTTTCCAAACCCTGGTGTAATTATATTCTTCCCAAATGTCTTGAATTATTTTTTTACAATAATCATTTATTATTCTAGGGCACCTGTATCCTTGTTCTAATTCTATCTCAGGATTTGCAAACTCTTTGTGAAAAGAATCTGGATCTGCCCCTGCAAATTCAAATATAGCCTGGTCAGGATCCCCTGCTTTGTAAAAGTAGTCTACGTTCTTTGACATTACTTCTTCTGCTTTTCTTTGTATTACACTAGAGTCTTGCGCTTCATCAATTATTAAAACTTTAATATCTTTACAAAGTTTTTCTGACTCCTCTTTGTTGTTGTAAAAGTCCTCAACCATATCTTGAAAGTCTAAAATTTTTGTAGTTCTACCATTTATTTTTTCATTATTTTTAAACTTTACATAATCTTTTTCCATCGTAATTAATTCTTCAATTGTGTGCTCATAATCTTTCTGTTCATCAAAACTCAAACCTCTCCAATACTGTAAGGATTCTTTACCGTTATCTCTAGCAAAGCTTATAAATCTAAAGAAAGGATGAATTGCAAATAGTCCTTGTACACTATTAAATTTTTTGTTTGATGTATACTTCTCAAACATAGGGTATATAGTTTTTAAGATGTCGTAATCATCTATTAAAAAAGCTTTACCTTTTACACGATTTTTACAAAACTTATGTACTGTCGTTACGTTTTCTTCTAAAGTTGCCTTTGATTGTTTTACTAAATGAAATATCTCTTTGTTTGTTTCAGTTTGAAAATTTTCTATACTTTTGTTATCATATATTTTTCCTCTAATATGATCAGCTGCAGTATTAGTATGCGATATAACCATTATATCTGTTGGTGAATACTCCTCTAAATGAGTATAATATATGTTAACTAACTTAGTAGTTTTACCTGTCCCTGGTGGTCCTGCTATTCTAATCTTTTTCATGTGTTACTTTTTTTGTATTATCTCCTAGAACTGTGTACTGTTCAGGATCTGAAGCAAAATGCCAAGTCGGACAAGATATATCTTTCTTTAATGCTTTGTTAAATACCTTTCCACTAAGATGTTCTGCTTTCATTATGTGTCTTAATTTAAAACAAACCTTTTTTTGTGATACGTTATTCTTTTGAGATTTTAAATATTCCATCAATCTTGTTAATTTAAAATGTAAACGTCCTTCTTTAGTTACATAACAACCACCGTCTAACAAATCTCCTTGATTAAAGGATACAGTTGCTTTTCTTATAAAATCATAAACAATCATTTTAAACTCATGATCATCGCTTGCCTCTTCTTCTGCCTCTTCATAAACTCTTTTCTCTAATCGAGCATATTGAAATGATGTAAACTCTATAGATTTCATTTTTAAAACTGATGGATGCGGAAAGTGACCTGCATCTGTTAATTTGTTTACCCATTTTTGTTTATCGATAAGTTCAGATCCCGACATCTCTACTTTAATTCTAGTAAACCCTTCACCAGTTCTACTCTTTACATCAACCGATTCATAAAACGTTGGTGGTTTACTTGTGTATTCCGTAATGTTACCAACAGCTTGTTCTGCTTCTATTAGTTCTGCAGCTTGTTTTGGATCAATTCCACACGCATGTCTTACACATGCAGATGCATCACAATATTTTTTTATCTGTGGTCTTTTACACAAATATTTATATTCTCTGTCTGTTGATTTTAAAATTGTATTATCTATTTCTTTTTCTTCTAACGGATGTGTCATATATTCTTTATTAAAATATTTTAATAAATCTTTAGCATCCATCTTACTGTATGCTTCTATTTTATTTACACCATCAATAGCTCGCATAGCCCATGTGTACATGTGCAATAAATAATCGTTTCTATTTTCTTTTGGTATTTTGTTTTGATTTAACTTCAAACAATTTTTTGTGCACGGTAAAAAGAAATCTTCTAACTTCTTTTCTTTTACTGGTTTACTTTTTTTTCTAGGTTCTTCTATTTCTTCTTGTAAAAATTCTGTTAGATCTGTTTGTACGTATTGATCATACAATTCAAAAAATTGATCAATAGATGCGTCTTCAAATTCATCTGTGTATGCATAAGTGCTACCTTCTTCGTGATTAAAATAAGGCATGTTTAACCAGGATCCATCCTTCTTATCTGCTAATGAAGTTTGCATTGGATATACTCTATCTAAAATATCTGCAAGACCTAGTTTACCTGCAAACTTTTTCATAACTACTTGCACTTCTTCAGCGCTAGTAAACTCTTTCATAAACATATAAACGTGCGCTCTACCACTTTTTGATCTAAACATTATTAATGGTAGTTTAAGTTCTCTTATTTTATTTAATAAATTTTCGTAGTCGTAATTGTTTACGTCAATATCTATTGCACCCCATTTGCATGTGCCATTATCTTTTAGAGGAAATACACCTAATCTATTACCAACACCATTAAGATGATTCTCCCAAAGTTGTTTGGTAAGAGGTTTATGTTCTATCCAAGGCCTACCTTCAACTTTAACAGAAAGTTTTTTATCGTTCTTTTTAAATTGACCGTAAGCTCGTTCTAAACCTTCAAATATATTTATAAATTTATCTATCATAATGAACGTGGGCGTCTTCCACTCTCGCTTTGACGCCCACTACCTAGGATACTATAAATCTAATGAAGCTTTTTTTACTTCTTGATTTTCTGGTTTAGTCTCAACTTCACCTTTACCTACGCTTACTGCAAAGTTTTTTGCCATGTCGTAAACATTCTTGTCTTCGACTGGACCAACTTTAGTAACGTCCCATCCAAACCATGTGCCTTTGTCGTTAGACATCTGCACAGTCTTTAGATTGTAAATGTGGCTGTATGTAGGCGGAGTAAAAAGTCCGTTCTTACCCTGCATTTTTATACCCATCATCATTGAGTTCCACTTTCTGCTCACCTTTAACTGGGTGCCCTTCATAGAAATCAATGCTGTTTGTGGCGTGTTGCCCAAAGCCAACACAAAGTGTTGTGCAGTGTTATCAAGATAGTTACCATTTGGTAATCTATCTTTGTAGTCTTTACCTCTTGTAGTTTGACTAATGATATCACTATCTGCATCGTGCATTGCAACAGGTGCACCAGTGCTGGTACCTCTGTCTTGCCATTCAATGTATTGTCTTTTGTAATGACAAGGTACAATTTGTACTTCATCAAACAACTCATTGGTAACAGTATTTATGATTTTGCCGGGCTCTGCGCCTTCGACATATTTAGCATCTCTCTTGTTTACTTCTGGAGATAGCTGTCCCAAAACCTTTAAGAAAGGTAACGCAAGATCTTCTTGCGATATGTTTTGAGCACCTTGGTTTGCATCAGCTTCAAACAAATTTGTTGCTAACGCTCCTTCTTTTTTTGTTGCTACTTGGTTCATGTTTATTTGCTC